GGTGTCTCGCAGTCCAGACCCCGCTAGGGCCCCGCGCGCACGGAAGGACGTCACGATGAGTGACCAGACTCCCGCCGGGCTCAACGCTGGCGGGCGGGCCTTGTGGCTCTCCCTGCTGGCGCAGGACGCCGGCTTGTCCGACGACCTGAACCCGGTTCAGCAGCTCGCGCTCGAGGCGTGCCGCACGAAGGACCGGCTCGACGCGCTGGATGAGATCTGCCGCACCGAGCCGGTGATGCTCGACAACGGCAAGGGCCAGCCGGTCGCCCACCCCGCGTGGGTTGAGGCCCGACAGCAGGGCAACGCCCTCAAGCAGATGATCGTGGCTCTGCGGCTGCCTGACACGGCTACGGGCCGTCGTCCGCAGGTGCAGCGTGGCTCGTCCCCCGTCCGCGGTTCGGGTTCGGCCAGGGACCGCCTCAAGTCGGTCGGCTGATGCCCTGGAAGCCGCAGGACGACGACGACTTCCCCACGCTGGGCTTCCTCGTCGCTGACTGGATCGAGGCGTTCTGCTGCCACGGTCCGGGCGACGTGCAGGGCGAGCCGATCACGCTGGATGAGGAGCAGATTCGCTTCCTCGCCGAGATGTACCGCATCGACCCCGACACGGGCGTGCGGATCTTCGACGAGGGCGTGTTCTCCCGCCCGAAGGGTCGCGCCAAGTCTGAGGTGGCCGGCTTCATCGCGGTAGCCGAGGCGCTGTCGGATGTGGTGCGGTTCGACGGCTGGGACGCCGATGGGCAGCCGGTCGGGCGCCGGGTCACGTCGCCGCTGCTCAAGTGCCTCGCCACCGAGGAGTCGCAGGCGGGCAACACGTTCGAGAACGTCGCCTACATCGCCGCCGAGTGGGGCCCGGACATGCACCCCGAGATCTACGGGGGCATCAAGGGCGCCAGGCAGTACCAAAGCGCGACGGCCCTGTACCTGCCCCACGGTGGCGAGATTCGCGCCTCCACGGCCGGCTCAGCGTCGAAGGATGGCGGTAAGGAAACGTTCGTCGTCGCCGACGAGACACACCTGTACGTGCTGCGGGAACTCAAGGCGATGTACGGGACGGTTCGCCGCAACCTCGGCAAGCGGAAGCTCGCTCAGCCGTGGCTGCTGCAGACGTCCACCGCCTACCGGCCGGGTGAGCAGAGCATCTTCGAGGAGACGCTGACCGCCTGGCGGAAGAAGGAACTGGCGCCGACGGTCTACGTGGATCACCGCGAGGCCAAGGGCCGCATCGACATCCGCGACGAGAACCACACGATGAAGCAGCTCCGGTACGTCTACGGCGCCGCGTCGGAGTGGATGGATCTGGACCGGATCTACCGCGAGATGCTGGACCCGCGGTCGTGCCCCGACGACGCCACGGCGGCCCGCTACTTCCTCAACCGCCCGATGAGCACCAGAGACGCCTGGATCGCCAAGGACGTCGTGGAGCGGCAGGTCCGCAAGGGCGACGTGGTGGCCGCAGGTGAGGCGATCACGCTGGGCTTCGACGGCTCGCTGAACGATGACACGACGGTCCTGCGGGGCTGCCGCATGTCTGACGGCTTCCGGTTCCGCATCGGCGCGTGGCCGAAGCCCGAGGGGGCGGCCGGCATCGGCTGGGAAGTCCCCCGGGCCGATGTGCTGGCGACGATCCGTGAGGCGTTCGGTCGCTACAACGTGGTGCGCGCCTACTTCGACCCGCACGAGTGGCGCACGGACATCGACGACCTGGCCGCCGAGTTCGGCGAGCGGGTAGTTGCGTGGGCGACGTCGCGGGACACGGCGATGGGTGCGGCGCTGGACCGGTTGCACGCCGATCTGATGAACGGCGTCACCTCCCAGGACGAGGACCCGCTCGCGCTCGAGCACTACGGCAACGTCTACGTGCGCCACAAGGGCTCGCTGCGGCTGGTCCGCAAGGAGTACCCGAACAGTCCCCGCAAGATCGACTCGGTTGTGGGTGACGCGCTCGCCTACGAGGCGCGCGCCGATGCAATGGCCGCCGGCTGGGGCGCCCCGAAACCCTCACGACGAATGGTGGTGCGCTGATGCCTGATGCCGCCACCGAGATCATGCGTCTTGAGGGTCTGATGGCTGCGTGGGCTCCGCGGATCCGCGCCTATGACGCCTACTACGAGGGTGAGCAGCCGATCCGGTTCATGGCTCCGGCGATGCGCCGCGAGTTCGGTGACCGGATCACGGCGCTGGTCGTCAACCTGCCTCGCCTGGGTGCCGACGCCTACGAGAACCGCTTGGACGCTGAGGGGTTCCGCTACAAGGGCGACGACTCGCGCGACGAGGACCTGCACGACGTGTGGCAGGCCAACGACATGGACGAGCAGTCCCAGCAGGCTCACCTCGAGTCGCTGGTGCTGGGCCGCTCCTATGTCTGTGTCGGTGCTGGCGACTCCCCCGACGACCCGCCGCTGATCACCGTCGAGCACCCGCTGCAGGCGTACGTGGACCGCGACCCGCGGACCCGCAAGGGCCGTACGGGGATCAAGCGCGTGGACGACATCGACGGCACCCGCTGGGCGACGCTCTACCTGCCGAACTCCACCGGCACGTACCGGTGGACGAAGGACGGCTGGGCACTCGACAGCCCGGTGGACGAGCACAACCTCGGCCGGCTGCCGATGGTGCCGCTGGTCAACCGGCCGCGCATCCTTCGCCCCGATGGCGTCTCCGAGTTCCATGACGTCCTGCCGCACGCCGATGCTGCCAACAAGATCGCTACGGACATGATGGTGTCCGCTGAGTACCACGCGATGCCGCGCCGCTGGGCTGCTGGGCTCAAGGAGTCCGACTTCGTCGACGTCGACGGCAACCAGATTTCGCCGTGGAAGATGGCTGCCGGCCACATCTGGGCGAACGAGAGCCCGGACGTCAAGGTCGGGCAGTTCCCGGAGTCGAGCCTGTCGAACTTCCACGACACGATCAAGGTTCTGATCCAGGTCGCCACGATGACGATGGCCCTGCCGCCGCACTTCAACCCGTTCACGGGCGAGAATCCGTCGTCGGCGGATGCGATCCGCTCGTCTGAGACGCAGCTCGTCAAGCGGGTGGAGCGCAAGCAGACCTTCCTCGGCGGGGCGTGGGAAGAAGTCATGCGCCTGGTGCTGCGCTTCCAGACGGGCACTTTTGAGGACCGGGCCCGCTCGCTCGAGACGATGTGGCGCGACCCGTCCACGCCGACGGTGGCTCAGAAGGCCGATGCGGTGATGAAGCTGGCGACGCCGATCAACGGTGGCCCGGCGATCCTCCCGATCGAGCAGGCCCGAGAGGACCTCGGCTACACGCCCGAGCAGCGTCGCCGCATGGCGGAGATGGATGACCGCGCGGCGGTCGACCAGAACGTGGCGACGATTGCGCGCACCTTCCAGGCCGGCGCGGTTCCTCCGGTGACCAGTGCCCCCGCCGCAGGCAACTGAGGCGCTGTACTCGACGCTCCAGCGGTATCAGCTACTGCTGGTGCTCGGTGGCCGTCGGTTGTGGTCGCAGATGACGCCGGACTTCGACCGCTCCTGGTCGGGGATCGCGCCCTCACTGGAAGCGTTGACCTCTGGTGCACAGTTAGCCGCAGCCACGGCTGCGGTCGCCTACGTGCCCGAGGTGCTGGCCGAGCAGGGCGCCGACGTCGCCGCAGAAGCTCGCGTGCGCCCCGCTGCGTTCGCCGGGGTGGCATCGGACGGGCGCAGCCTCGCCGGGCTCCTAGAGGGTTCCGTGGTCAACGCCAAGCGCGCGATCACTCGCGGCATGGACGGCGGCGACGCGCTCGCTCAAGGCCAGCGCTGGCTCGATCAGGCGCTACGGACTGCGGTAACCGATGCCGCTCGTGACGCCGCAGCCGTGGAGATCGCGGCACGCCCTCGGGTGCGATGGATTCGGGTCGTCAACCCGCCCTGCTGCGTGCGCTGTGCGGTGCTGGCGGCCGATGCCTACTCCTGGAACCAGCCACTCCCCCGGCATCCGGGCTGCGACTGCACGGCCCAGCCGGTGACCGACGTCGAGCCCGACAAGCACTTCACCGACCCGAAGCAGTTGCTCGACCGGGGACTGATCACCGACCTGACGCGGGCCGAACGTGCCCGCATCGACGGCGGCGAGGATCTGGTCAAGGTCCTCAACACGTCGCGCGACCGCTGGCGCGAACGGATGGCCGCGGACCGCAGGAGCAACCGAACGGATCGGCAGTCCTGGGGTGCGAATCCGGTGGGACTTCCGCCCGGTGGCGTTCAGGACTTCATGTCACACCTGACGAGCCGGGTCGATGCGCTCAACGCGATGCGAGCCGCCGGCATCGCCCAATAGACCCCCCGGCCCCGCAACGGGACCGGACTTTCCCGCAACGGGAGCGCACCGCATGTCTGAGCCAGTCCACACCACCGAGACGCCCGCAACGGATGTCCCGGACCCGGCGGCAGTCGCCGAGCAGACCCCCGCACCCGAGGCCACCGAGCCCAAGCCGACCGAGACGGTCGACTTCTGGAAGCAGAAGGCCCGGGAGCAGGAGAACCGCGCGAAGGCCAACGCCGCCGCCGCTCTCAAGCTCAAGGAGATCGAGGACCGCGACCTCTCCGAGCTCCAGAAGGCGCAGCGCGACCGC